AACAATGTGGATAATACACTATCGAGTATACACTCAAGGAGCCTGGAGGAGAACCAGCAAGACCGTAAAAGCAGACTCACTGAGTCAAGCAAAGTATGGGTCAGATTTGTGGGAGGGTTTAATTATAAAAATTGAGAGGGTATGAAACAAACAGCAGTAGAGTGGTATAAAAATAAATTAATTAAAATACTAATTAAAACAATAAAGCACACACTTGCTTTACCTACATATCCATTTTTTATAACAATTTGGATATTAGATTTTATAGTTAGAAAGTATATTAACCTTATAAAAATTATAATCAAATGAAACAGACAGCAGTAGAATATTTGTTTAATCAATTAGATTTGCAAGGTACTTTATATTTAGAGGACTTTGAAAAAGCCAAGCAAATGCAAAAGGAGCAGTCACATGAATATGCTGAATTTGCAATAAGATGCGACAGAAAAGATATGAAAATATTAAACTTTGAAGATTGGATAAAATTATAAACCTTTAAATCAGAATAATGGAAGAATATAAATTTAAAGCAAGAGAGATTGTAATTAAAATGCAATTTAAAAGAGAACCATTAACATTTGAACAAGCCAAGCAATGTGCATTGATTGCAGTTGATTTGGCTATTGAATATAATGATTTTCATATTGAATTTTTACAAGAAGTTAAACAAGAAATAATTAACCTTTAAATCAGAACAATGATACTAAACCCAACAACAGCTGTATTAGCTTGGAAAGCGATATACTACGCAACTAAGTACTCATGAACCAGCACAAGATGTACAGATGCATCCGACTAATGGAGCTCCTGCAGGATAAGTACAGGTGCATCACTACCATTGCAAGGTACTTGGGTGTAAGTCACCGCACAGTCTACAGATACTTTGAACTATTCAAGGCATTAGGGTACTCAATAGATAAGGATACAAATAATAAATACCAATTAAGACATGGCAGAAGAGGCAAAAATGGCACTACTGACTTTTGCAGTAGGAATAATAGTATTAATGATAGGAATGATATATAATGATACAAGAAATAATTGAATACATCAAGGAGCATAACCTGGATAGGAAGAGCCAAAAGAGAGAGATAGTATACAGAAGGTTCTACCTATTTAACCTGCTAAGAGATCAAGGCTTGACATTGTCTGCTGCTGGCAGGTTGCTTGACAGAGACCACTCAACAGCTTTACATGGTGCAACTATGCATCTACAGTTTATGGAGCAACAGGACCCGTTGTATCTATTGCACATACAACAAGAGATTGAACTGTTTGAGCCAGTGAAAGAGGATAAGAGAGATATCTTTTATGACATCTTGAAAGCTTACAACACCACCGACCTTACACGAATCAAAGAAAGGATATTGAATAACGAATATTTATTAGTACCTTAGCATACTTTGTATTTATTGATTATCAAACACCCTTAGCAAATGAGTTGAGGGTGTTTTTTTTGTGAATTTTGCAAGGGTAGAATATTTTGTAACTGCTTGATAATCAGTATTCGCAATGGATACAAGGGTAAACAGACATTCTTTTGAAACTTCAAATAGAAATAATTTATTTTTTTATTTCTAAAATTAAATATAATGTATCTCATATATAATTAAATATTTTACCCTTGTATCCCTTGCAACCCAGTAAGGCATTGACTTTCTACCCTTGCGTTACCCTTGCGTTACCCTTGCAAATCAACTTTTACCCTTGCAAATGTATTTTGTATTAATATTTATTATTATCTTTGCAAAGTGTAGTTTAGGCTTAGCGGCTTGACGCAAGTGGTTCACGTTCCAGCTGCACTCTTTTTTTAATAACGTGGACAAAAACGTAAAATATAATATGATTAGTTATTGGATCAGTGTCAAAGACACAAAGAAAGATTTTGAGCGCACCACAGTTGATGAACTTTTGGAGCTTATTAAAAATGGTAAATGGAAGGACCAGGTGGAACTGGTTAGGACTGCTCAAGATGAAGAGACTCGTAAAAAACAAAAGATTGTACTTCCAAGCGTAACAATTGGAGGTGTATTCTCTGAAAGGAATGAGAAATCACTTGAAAAACATTCAGGTTTTATCTGCATTGATGTTGATAAATACACAGACCGATCTAAAATCAATGATGACCCTTATACATACGCTTCATTTGCATCAGTTGGTGGTAATGGATTTGCAGTAATATGTAAGATTGACCCACTTAAACATAAGGAATCTTATAATTTTATTGCTGAGCACTATTTTTTGAATTATGGAATAACTGTTGACCCAGCTCCTAAAAATGTAGCCAGTTGCAGATTTGTTAGCTATGACCCTGATTTGTTTTTGAATCCAAAATCTAAAAAAACAAAGTACAAAGTAGAAAAGAAAAGACTACCTAAGAACATTTCTATAATTGTACCAAAAACTGACATTGGTGACCTAGTGAATCAAGTCAACAAATCAGTTGCAGATGAGTATTCTGATTATTTAGCTTTATCATTTGCAATAGCAGTTGGTTTTGATGAGGAAGGAAGGCAATATTTTCATAAACTTTGTAGTTTTTCTGATAAGTACAATGAATCACAAGCAGATAAGCAATACGATATTGCATTAAAAAGAACTGGAAGCGGCATAACAGTAGGAACTTTCTACTATTTTCTTAAACAAGGAGGTGCAGACCTAACAAAATACAACTCAGATAAGGCAATTTCCAGCGTGAAACTTGCTAAGAGAATGAACACACCAAAACTTGAGGTGGTAAAAGAGCTGGCAAAGGAGAAAAACATTGGTGAGAATGAAGCCCTGGAGATAGTAAATGAGATTTTTGAGCGTAATGATATGGATATTCGCCATGAAGGTGGTGCAGAAAATATGATTATCAATTGCTCAAACTTTATATTAAAAAAGTTTAATATTAGAAAGAATTTAATCACTAGAAAATATGAATGGAATGGTGTATCAATGTATGACAAAGAATTTAATACAGTTTTTCTTGAATGCAGAATGACTTTTGATGATAAGTCAATAACATTTGATATTGTCAACCGTATAATTCAATCCAGTGCCATACCTGAGTACAATCCATTTGTTGAATATGTTGAGGCAAACAAGCATAGAATTTCAACCGGCAACATTCAGAAATTATGTGACTCAATTAAAAGTGATACACCCTTAAAGGATAGGTTTATAAGAAAGTGGATGATAGGAATTGTAGCATGTATCTATGGCAATCCAGTACGATCTGTTTTATCCTTAACGGGTGGTCAGAACACTGGAAAAACAGAATGGTTTAGGAGATTATTGCCAAGCGCATTACAACCTTACTATGCTGAGTCCAATTTGGATAGAGGCAAGGATGATGAGTTGTTGATGTGTGAAAAACTTATTGTCATGGATGATGAGATGGGAGGGAAGTCCAAGCAAGATGAAAAGAAATTCAAAGAATTGACATCAAAAAATTACTTTTCCCTTCGTGCATCTTATGGAAGGTACAATGAAGACTACAAAAGACTTGCTATTTTATGCGGCACATCAAATGACCATCAATTAATAAATGATTCAACAGGTAACACCAGGATACTACCTATTGAAGTTGTATCTATTGACCATGCTTTGTATAATTCGATTGATAAGGATGACTTGTTTATGGAATTACATCGTGCATACACAACTGGTGAGTCTTATCAACTGGGTGAAACTGAATTAAGCGTATTGAATGAAGTAGGAAGGTCATTTGAATCTATCCCATTTGAAAGAGAATTGATTTTTAAGTTTTTTAATATGCCTGAAAATAGAGGTGAATGGCTTACAGCAACAGAAATTAAAGATATTATTGAAACATATTCAAAGCAGCGCATACTTTCTATGAAAAAGTTAGGCAGTGAATTGAAGCAGACTTTTGGCAATCCATTGTTTAAGGATAGGTCAAACAAGTATTATGTACAAAGAAAGTCAGAGATTATTCAGCAAGTTAATCCATTTGACATATGATAAATTTATACGATTATCAGGAACAATATATCACAGAGATAAAAAAACACTTTGCCAATGGCAAAAAACGTTTGATATTATGTTCTGCAACTGGAAGTGGAAAAACAGTTATGTTCAGCTACATGACAAAGCAAGCCTTTGAAAAGAATAAGCGCATACTTATTTTGACAGATAGAAAGGAATTGTTTAGTCAGTCAAGTGGCGCACTGGTTGAAATGGGATTGAAATGTAATGAAATAAAACCGAATAAAAAGGTAGACTTTTCACATTCTTTGTATGTTGGTATGATACAAACAGTCACTCGTAGAATCAAAAATGTAGAATATCAGGAGCTAATTAAGTCTTTGGATTTGATTATCCTGGATGAAGCTCACAAATCAATCTTTGACCCCATCTTTGAATACATATCAGATAAGACATTTGTCATTGGCGCAACTGCCACACCGCATCGGGAAGGTAAGCAACAAGCCCTGGAGAAATTTTACAATGAGATAGTCCAGGTGATTGATACACCCGATTTGATTATCAAAGAAAAGCTATCACCTTGCAAAACTTATGGGGTGAAAGTGGATCTATCAGGAATCAAAACTAAAAGTGGTGATTATGATGAGAAATCTATGGCAGATAAATTCAGTGAGATAAAATTATTTCATGGGGTGTATGACAATTACATAAGAATATGCAACGGCAAAAAGGCAATTGTCTTTGCTCCAAATGTAGAAAGTAGTAGAGAGCTTGTTGAGGACTGGAAGGAATCAGGTCTCCCAATTGAACATGTAGACTGTTACATGAGTGACTTAGAACGCAAAGAAATAATTGACTGGTTTAAAAATACAGATGGTGCAATCATTTCAAACTATGGAATTTTAACTACAGGATTTGATGTTCCTAACATTGAGGTAGTGATTTTATATCGTGCAACAAAGTCACTGCCTTTATTTTTGCAAATGGCAGGAAGGGGCTCAAGAATTGCAAAAGATAAAAGCGAATTTATTTTGCTTGATTTTGGTAACAATGTCAAAACTCACAACTACTGGGAACACCCCAGGCAATGGTCCTTGAAAAAAAAGGAAAAGAAACAAGGAGCTGCACCAATTAAAGAATGTCCAAGTTGTTCCTTCCTGCTTCATGCACCTATCATGGTATGTCCTGAGTGCGGACATGAATTTGAAAAGTCTGAGAAAGAAAGTGAACATGTAATTGCTGAATTGGTTTTGATGAGTGGAGTTGACATAAAGAAACTTGCAGAAAAATCCTCAATAAAAGAACTGATACAAATTCAGACCGCAAAAGGATATCAAAAAAGTTGGATATATCACTACCTAAAAACAGCAGATGACTTCAAAGAATATGGAAAAATAATGAAGTATCATTATAAATGGGCTGCACATCAAATTCAAATGAGAAGACTATGAAAAACGAATCAGCAATACAACAAGAATGCTTCATTTGGTTTAACAACACATTCTGCCTTAAACACCATGAGCCAAGATTTATTATGTTCAGCATCCCAAACGAGGGCAAAAATGCAACTGAGCAAATTAGAAAAAAACAAATGGGAATGCTACCAGGTGCATCTGATACAATCATAGTATTGGATGGTCAAGTGATTTTCTGCGAATTTAAGGATGAGAAAGGAAGGCAATCAGATAAACAAAAGGATTTTGAACAGAGAGTACAGTCATTGAAACATGAGTACTGGGTGATTAGGTCCCTGGATGAATTTAAAACTAAAATAAATATGATATGAGAATCAAACTACGCTACCCAAAGTTAGCTATCCAGTTGAGGCGACATAACAAGAAGTACAAACACCCAATAAAAGGAATAGATGACAGTGATCAATGCTAAAAAGAAAGCATATAATATGCTATTGACCGCCCAAGTGTTGCACCTGGATGACACCGCAAAGGAGGAAGCCATCAAACAAGCCAGGGCAGTACGTGCTATTGCACCAGTTCACCTTTGGAAATACTGGGATGAGGTGGTTATGGAGTTATTAAAGATTAATATATGATAGCCATCAAAATAACACTGGCAGTAATTAGCATACTAATATCGTTGTATGTTATACTTATTGAATGGTCAAGGGGAGACTAATAACTAATTGTTAATAACTTTATTTGTCTAATATGCAAAACTTTATTAACTTTGATGAAAATACAAAGGAAATGAAAGAACTAATCAGTACGTCTGAGAAAATCAGGCAAGCAAATGAGGCAGAGAGCACTCAAGCTGTACTCAGTCTACACCAGAAGGTGTACAAAGCTAAGTTAGCAATTGGTAAAGTTACCAAGAACGCTAATAACCCACACTTCAAGAAGTCATATGCCGACTTGAATGCAATCATTGAGGCAGTTGAGCCTATTCTACTTGAGAATGGTCTGCTATTATTACAGCCTATCCATGGCAATAGTGTCTGCACTCAGATAATAGACGTTGAGTCAGGCAATATGATTGAGTCATGCATGGACTTACCAATAGGACTTGACCCTCAAAAAATGGGTAGTGCTATCACTTACTACAGAAGGTACACCCTCCAAAGTATTCTCTCACTACAGGCTGTGGATGATGATGGCAATATGGCATCTCAACCAGTGAAGGAGCAACCTAAGGCTAAGGTTAAAGAGTCACTACCTACAGAACGCTTCAACAATGCACTGGCTAAGATAAAAGCAGGTGAGTACACTGTTGGTGAGCTCAAGGCAAAGTTCAACCTAACTAAAGAACAGGAGGCACAACTATGAGTTTACCACCAATATATGAAATAAAAAAATTATCTATTAATTTAAAAGAAAATTTACTTAGTGAGACTTGTTTTACACATCAATGTATTCAGTTACATATAATTAGAGAATTATTATTAGAATACAATATTTCATTTGAAGAATTAACCTTTGAATTTTTATTAGAAATATACATGAATTTTAAAGATGCAAATAAACCTGTAAAATTAGAACAGCTATGAAATGGAGACCATCACAGTTAGGTAAGCTAATGACAAACCCTCGGAGCAAGTCAGAGATGCTCTCTGAGACCGCCAAATCAGAAATAAGGAGAATTGCTAAGCAGGACTTCTATGGCTTCAACACAGAGCTTAGAACAAAGCCAATGATTAAAGGAACAGAGTGGGAGCAGGAAGGCATTGACCTACTCAACACAGTTAGGTTCACCAACTACACTAAGAATGTAGAGCGAGTGACTAATGAACAGATGAGTGGATGCTGTGATATCATAACAGATGACCTCATCATTGACATCAAGAGCTCTTGGTCATTAGAGACCTTCCCAGCAACACCATCAGAGGCTGATTCAAGTGACTATGAGTGGCAGGGTAGAGCATACATGTGGTTGTATGATAGACCAGCATTTGAACTAATCTACACCATGTACACTACACCCGATGAGTTACTCACTGAGTGGGATAACATGAGCATCCACAGAGTTGACCACATCCCAAGTCCACACAGAGTAACTGTAGTGAGATATGAGAGAGAGCCTTTGTATGAGGAGCAGATAATTGAGAGACTCAGATATTGCTCTGAGTACTATGCACAGTATGTAAATGAATTAAATAATAAATAAATGGCAGATTCAACAGTAAAGGGAGCTATCAAGCAAATTAACCCTATCAAGTTTATTAACGACAAGTTCTCAGTGAGAGAGTTCGTTATAACTACAGCAGACAAGTATCCACAGGATATAATTTTCCAAACAGTCAATGACAAGATGGATATCATAGCGCCCTATGGTGAGGGTCAAGTGGTGGAAGTCTATTACAATATACGTGGTAGACAAGTAGGTGAGAAATTCTACAATACACTGGATGCATGGAGAGTGCAAGGTGAGACTAAAGTACAAGATGCATTCACAACACTTATTGAGGATGACCCGTTCTAAGACCATCTATCTACAAGATAATCAGACCCTCACTGAATGGGTGAGGGCTGAACTTAAGGACAAGCTATCCAGTAGGAACAGAGCAGTTCACATGGCAGAGGATATCGGAGTGGCTAACATAACGTTACACCGCTTCCTGCATGGTAAGTCAGTGAAGGGTGAGTTCTATGATAAAGCGTTTAACTACTTGCTGAAATGAACTACTTAGTACAGATAATGATTGACATCGAAGGGCAGTACTACACCCCACAGGAGGTGCTTGATAGCCTACCCCCTAATCAGATTGATACTTGAACAGTTCAATGTCCATTAAGGGGTGCAATAGCCATCCACGAAAGCAGACGTGCAAGTAAGGCAGGTGCTTGGCAACACCTTCAATGGCAGCCAACAGGGGGAGTGTAACAGCTCCCCTTTGTTATATCCAAATTTTCACTATCTTTACCCACATGATAATACAATACATAGCTCCCTTAGTCATGACATGGTGGTTCACCCACTTCGAGCCCATCCAAGACTACATCAACACCATGATACTACCTGACTGGCTACACACCGCC